TTTTCTGCCTGCACTACTTGGGGAGTATTTAATGCTCGTGATGAAAATAATGTACCTTACGCTGCAGCAATATTATTAGACGCATGGAAAGAAAGATTAGAGTATCCTGATTTAAGAAAGAGAGCACAAGAGAGTTATGATGAATGGAAACCCGATCAAGTGCTCATTGAGCAACGAGCCTCTGGTCAATCTCTTATACAAGATATGAGAAGATCAGGAGTTCCTGTAGTTACTTTTAATCCAGATAGAGATAAAGTTTCAAGAACTCACGCTATTGCTCCAATGTTTGAAGGCGGGTTAGTCTTTACATTAGATGAAGATTGGACTAAAAGTGTATTAGATGAATCAGGATCTTTTCCTTATGGAAAACATGATGACATACATGATACTTGCGTTCAAGCTTTAATGCGTATTCGTGATGGCTTTCTAGTAACACACCCTGACGACCCTGATGATGAAGATTATGAACAAGAAAAATATACAAAAAAAAACAAACATTATTACTCTTAATAGGTATAGACCTTTTAAAGATAAGCCACCTACTACTTTAGAAGTAGAGCAAAAGCAAAATGATGATGTTATGTTAGGTTTAAATGATGCATGTCTCCAGATTATGGAGAAAATGGATCTAAAAGGATATGCTCTATTAGCCTGGGACGAGAAGGGAGTACCTTGTATTTCGTGGTCTTGTAACCATAATAAATCGCCTATTAGCGAAATGTTACTTCCTACCTTTACACAGTCTTGTTTTCAGAGTATATTAAATAAAAAATTAAGCACAACGGAGGATTTAAAAAATGAGTAACCCATTTACAAGACAAGCGATTAGTAATCATAACACTAAAAACTATTCAGTTGAAGATGTTAAAAAATCTAATGCAAGATTTTATGAAAAAAATCCTGGAGCTATCGAGCCTGCAGCAATGATTAAAAAAGCTATGCAGAATCCTAACGATGAAGTAGTACTAGAACAAACAAGACGAGAAAATGAAATGGAAAATTTCATTGGAAAACTAAATATAACTGGGAGTATATATTAATGACTAAAACACAAATGACAACTAAGACAGCTGTTCAATATAATTCAAGTGGAGCTGCCGCTGGTTTTACACCTCAAGCACATCCGCCGCATCAAGATCCATCTGCTGCAAATACTATTCAAGATAAAACTAAAGGCAACTCTAGTTTTCATGCAGACAATGCTGCTTTTATAAAAAAAATTAAAAGAGGTTAGTTATGTCTGAAGAAATAGATATTTTTGCTGGTCCTTTAAAACATAAAGATAGAGTTATCAAGGCAATTAAAAAAATATTTAAACCATCTAAAAAAAATGATTCAGCTCAAAAAGAATCAGGTAGTAACACTTATGCTAAAGATAATCAAGCAGCAATTAAAAAATTAAAGGCTTAATCATGGGTGATAGACCTAACATGAGAGATATAGCTGGTGAAGATCATAAGCCAGAGCCAAGAGGAAATCCTGGTGTAGTAACTGAGGTAGCTTATTTACAATCTCCTGTTATTAATAGTGTAAAGCCTAAACCTAAGCCTTCTAAAGAAGCTGGTACTAATACTTATGCTAAAGATAACCAAGCAGCAATTAAAAAACTAAAGGCTTAATTATGTTAAAAGGTAACAAAAAAAAATTAGATAAAAATAAAGATGGCAAAATATCAGGTGTAGACTTTGCTATGTTAAGAAAAAAGAAAAAGAAAAAGGTGAAAAAATATGTCAAGAAGTAATGATGATTACGTTGCAACTAAAGTTGAACAAACTTTTGATGACGATGGTAATACTAAAGTAGCTGATGCTAAAGTTATAAAACTTGGACCTAAAATTTTATTAAAAAAACTTCAAGATGAAGGCGGTAACATTGCAAAATCTTCTTTAAAAGATAAAAAAATGTCTGATGTTTTAAGTAAAAAAGATTGGAAAAAAAATAAAATGAAAGACTAATGGCCAAGCAGAAGTTCACACACTTCGTGCCAAGAGACCAGCCTAAGAAAAGACCAGGCGTTCATAAGAAATCTCAAAACAAATCTGAGAAATTACAAACAAGTAAACATAGATATAAAGGACAAGGTAGATAATATGGCTGAGTATGTATGTCCTGATGGAAGAATGTCTGTTAATGGTGTATGCCCAATCATTGATCCTTTTGCTAGTAGTAATGATAATATTATAACTCCTACTAAAACATTTGATCAAAAATATCAAGAAATTGAAGATATTCCAAAACCTGGTTATAGAATAAGAGATCAATTAAAAAGAGATTTTCTTGAAGGTGGAATTTTAAAAGATGCTAAACAAAGTTTAGGAGAAACATTTAAACCTATAACAAATAAAGCTAAAGACTTTTCTAAAAATATTAAATCTACTTTTGAATGGGACTTTGATAAAGCAGGAAATGATATTAAAAATTTTGATACTACTATAAAAGGTAATATAGCTACTTATGATGAATATATAGAAAATAATTTAGGAATACCTGTAAATGTTTCACACGGTTTAAGAGCAGCAAGTGTAGGTATGGGTGTAGTCAAATATGGCGCATTAGGAGCTGTAGCTCCTTTTTTACTTCCATTTCTTATAGGCGGTAATCAAAAAAGAAAAGAACAGTATAGAATAGATCAAAATCAAATGAGAGATGAAGTAGCAACTATTCAATCAAGAGTTGATAATCAATATCAAAATCAATTGACTAATGACGGTAGAGATTTCTCTGTAAGCGGTCCAGACACATCAGCTAACCCAACAGGTAAAAGTAACCAAGCTAGTTCTGAAAGAGGTTATCAATTACATGGCTAGAACTAGAATCAGACCTAAAAGAAGAAAAGAAAAAGCTATAAAGACTTCAGTGAAGTCTGGAAACTTTAGATCAACTAAGTCAGGAGCTGGTATGACTTCTAAAGGAGTTAAAGCTTATAGACGAGCTAACCCAGGTTCTAAATTAAAAACTGCAGTTACTGGTAAAGTAAAACCTGGAAGTAAAGCAGCTAAACGTAGAAAAAGTTATTGCGCAAGATCAGCAGGCCAATTAAAAAGAAGCTCTGCTAAAACAAGGAATGATCCTAACTCTAGAATCAGACAAGCTAGAAGAAGATGGAAGTGTTAATTGTCATATCTTAACGCAAACATACCTACAACCTATGCACAAATACGAAGGGAATATTTATATGATTGTAAAAAACATCACGGAGAAGTTGAAGACTGTATTATCTTTGGTATTACTAGCATGGGCGGCCGTGCTATATTATTTCATGCTCTTATGGGTAATGGTGCAATATTTTATCGCTTACCTATTAGCGCATTTATTCAAACGGGATTTGAACTCAAAGACGTTCCCACAAGACGACTTGATGAATTGGAGCTTTGGAATTGTTTTAGTTATTACCCTACTGTCACTCACTATGCTATTTTAAGTTCAGCTTCTGGATATTACTTTGGTAAAGATAAAAAGAAACATCACGGTCGTTATTTATTTACAGTAGATTGGGGACATCCTGATGCTAATATGTTAGATACCGATCACTCTGAAATACCACAAGAACATAAATGTGCACACATTATAGCTTTAGATGATGGCAATTATGCAGCACAGCCTAATAATAGATGTATATGGGATCTACCATCTTTTACTGTTAAAAATAATATTCCAGATTGGAAAGTACAAACAAATGAATGGAATGTAGAAGATAGTGGTAAATGGAAAACCGAAGATACTGATAATTTCTTCTACGAAATCGAAGAAAAGAAATAGAACTATTATAGTTTTTGTTATATAATGTTTCCCTGAAAAAAGGAAAATATGAATATAGCTGAATTATTTAAAAAGAACTTTGTATTAATTCCAGTGATAGCATCAGTTCTATTTGGAACTTTTACTGGCGTTAAGTATATTGTTAATCTAACAGACACTATCAATCAATCAGAATCACATATAGTTAATCTTGAAAGAGATTTAAAAGTAGCTTCAGATAAAGTTATTGATATGAATACAAGATTATCTTCTGCTGAAGCAACGTGGCTGATGGCAGAGAATTTGTATCGAACACTCGCCGATGAAGTTCGAGAAATGAAGTACGATATAAAAGATTTGAACAGGGATTTAAATAACTAATGGAGATTGCTTTGATGAACTACAAATTTACTGCACTACTAATTATAATGTTTGTATGTTTAACTTTGTTTGCAAAACCAGCATACCCTAGAAATGATTACTTAAATAATTATGGTGATAGATGTACTTATGGAAGTGTGGAATTAACTATAAATCAATATGTACCTGAACAACAACAGTTACAAACATTTGATGGTAATTATAATAATGGTAATCGTTCTTTAAACCTTAGATTTAGAAAAGATTTAGGTATTTCTAAAAGACATTGTGATAATCAAAATAGAATAAAAACTCACAACATGAAACTAATGCAACAGCTTGAATTAAACAAGAACTGCCCAAGAGTTAATAGAGATACAACACTTCAATACAATGCTAACTTTGCAGAATTAGTAGCTTATTGTAAGAATGTCATAGGAATTAAAGACGAAAATATTAAAGAAGAAGGTAGTTATTGGGACTCTATTAAAAATAAATATAAAAAAGAAAATCCAGGTGTAGATTTAATGGGTGATAAATTTCTAGATAAAAAGAAATTAGTTATACCTAAATACTTAACAGACGAATTACCAGTACCAACAAATGAATAGAAAAACTAATACAATGTTAATAGGTTTATTGGGTACAATTCTTATGGGATTAGCTACTTGGACATTGGTCACACTTATAGAACTTCAATTAACAGTAACCATGATTCAAACTGACTTAATGTCTATTGACAAGCAATTTGGAAGGGTTTACAATTTTATTGATTCCGTTAGAGGTAAATAAAAGACTTTCATTATCAATATTTTTGTTTTATATCTCTAAATAGGAAAGTATGGTATGAACCAGGAGGTAATATGTTATTATGAAAACTATGAAAAAAAAAGTAAAAAAGAAACAAGGTTTCAATTCAAGAAAAGATGAATCAATGGGCATGAAAAGTGGTAAAGAATCATCTAAAAAAATGTCTATGGCTTCAAGAAGAAAAGTAGCTA